TTCTCAATAACATTGATAAGATAATCGAAAGGACGCTGCGCCTGTAACGTTGATTCCCAGAACTCACGCTCACGGAACAATTCCCGGATATGTAGGTTCCCCAAATCTCTATCATAATGATATCAGATTTCCTTTGACGTCTTCCATGACATGTTGTAGAAATTATTCATATAGAAAATTTTTAACAACACATGGAGAGTCTCCGGAAGGTGCTCCACAGATGCCGTAGAATAAGATCCGCCGGGAATCCATCCCCAAGTCATCGCGATAGTTTTATCCAGATTGGTCACAGCAGTAGCCTCAGATGGATCGACAGCTTCAATGAATTTATCTTGAAGCTGAAGAATATCATGGATTAAGATCCCTCTATATAGGGCCTCTTGATCATCATAATAATCCAACTGAGACTGCTTAGTGTCCAGAAACTGATCTAATCTATCTTCGCCCTTAATTCACAGCTTAATCATTTTTCGTTGAAGACTTAGCGATAACGCTAAGTTCTCAGAAAAATAAGAAACTGGTTTTGAAGGGTCCAGAATATTAGCTATCAGTAACTCTAGATCAAACTTGTCGTTTTCGACAAGGTGGGTCAACAGCCCGATGGTTGGCAGATCCAATCTAGGAGGTCGGAACCGGGACTCACGATTGGCTAATCACCAAATCTTAAGAGCGTCAGAAGACCCTCTCAAGATTAGCTTCAAAGCTCAATCTAATCGTCCATACAGGTTGTTAGTATTAACAACCTGCCGGAAAGATAGGGGTGATAAGTCCCTAAACCCGATAGCGAACCTCTTTGCGAACTCAAGAACAGGGAGGTTAGGCGAGATTACGGATTTGCTAGCATTAATTTCAACACCCAGTTGGTTCATGACCCTTTTATAAAGGTCTGCCACCCGAGGATGAAATAATACTATGTCATCTCCTAAAAGCTCGTAGCCCTCAAACCACACCGAGGATGACGCCAACTTACACTTTATAGCACAATACTGTACTATAAAGTGATGAGTTAAAGCTAACATTCCTCAGGAGGAGAGGGCACCCATTGGTTGACCTACCGCATATCTCAAACAGGAAGGAGTATTAAACTCATCCTGGGTTCTCGGGTTGATAATATAATCCCGATCGACCAAAAGAGAAGCCCAAGTATCTCCAACTCCTTCCCCAAAGATGGAATTTAAAACCACCTTTTGTAGGGAAAGAGGAAGACGATCAGTGGCTGCGCTAAGATCATAACCATAAGAGCAACCTGCCTTTACTGCCTTCGCCTGAGCACGTCTAAAACTTTCATCCTGGTTAAAGGTCCCATCATTGGGCAACTTGGCCAAGAACTGAAAGATACGATCGTGTAAAGGACGGAGAGCAGACTGAGTTCACACGTCTACCATTGCGAAGACTCGAATTTTTCCTGCGGGTTCCCTCTTAAGGCTTAACGCCCCAAGAGGTCCGGATTTTCCCGGATCCCGGAGGATCAGACTAGACACTACCCGACCATTATTGTGCTGTAAAGGCACTCTAACACCCGGGAGGCAGAACTCAAAAAGTTCTGGTTTTGTTTTAGTCAAACAAAAAATTCGGTCTCGTACTGATAAGGCGAGATCAAACTGCTGAATAAGCCAGTCATTTTTGGTTAGGCGAAGATAACGAAGGAAAATCTCAGACAAATCCCCTAAGAGGATTGATTGAGCATCCTCGTACCAGCCCAACCAAGACACCTTGGAACTAGGTGAGGCAGTCTGCAATGGTAATAATTTACCTCCAGATATGTCTCGACTCACTCCACTAGCTGACCAAACCTTCTTAGAAAATAACACTAAGAAGGACGATACTTTGTCCAAAATTCCCGGGTCCCCTTTAAAGGGATCGGTGATCGTAGACAACTTCAACTTACCGGGAACTTTTAGAACCCGATAAATTGAAAGCAAGGATACTCAAAGTTGGAAAACTTTAGAGGATCCCTGGAGTATCGCACTTCTATCATTAGATGATAGGAAGTGAGGTAAGCCGCTCTGAGTCAACCTAGGCAGAGGAAGATCCGGCTCCAACTCTCGTAACGACGAGAATGGAACACCAGATATCTTCTTCATCAAGGCTAACTGACTGGCCTTAAGGTACTTCACAACAAAATTTGGCCCATGGTGCTTATTAAGTTTTAATAAGAACCGGGTCCAGTTGTTCAGAAGTCTAAGACGTTTAGAGATAGCAGCTGACTTCATACTGAGGGAGATTATCTTTCACCCATAAGTTTGAAGCAGCCACTTCAGGTTTTCGCCTGATAGTGTTATCATATAGTCTTCCTTAGCCCACACCTTCTCAAACAGATCTAATGTCTTTACTCGAGATTTTTCTTGATTAAATTTCATTGGATTTGTTGTTCTTCCCTTACGGGGAGGGACGGAGAGGACAGCGCTTTCTTTCTAGACGGGATTCCTGAATTAAATCGGGGTGACCACTAGAAGCAAGTAGCCACTGGTAAGGAACACTATACTGCGCGGTTCCTCCCTGTTAAAGGAGGGACGCCAGATAAGCGATCACTAATGTCGTAAACTTTCACAACAGTGAAGCTTACCGCATAGTTCATATGTTGGCAGTGAACCAACACGACCCCTTTATAATATAATATTAAAGAGGGATTCACAACTACAATACTTGGGATAACCCTTTCCAAAGGACCTAAGTCACTTCAGAAATTTCGCATTAAGTTGCGGGAATTAGGC